ATACCAAAGCCAGTTGTTGAAGAATTAGCTACTGCACCGCCAGTTGAATAATAAAGCCCATAACCCCCTGCATATCCAGTAGTTTCAAATGAACCTGAACCAATTTGGACTAAAAGAGCAGTTCCGCCATTGGTAGAAACTTGGTCTAACATTACAGTAATACGCCTTACACCTGCTGGAATGCCAGTAAAATCAACAGTCGTGCCTGAAGTAGAAGCAACGGCTGTGCCGCTAACTAATAGACCTACTGTGCCGTTAAAGGTTGGCATGGTAAGCGTAGTAGTACCAGCTACCGCTTGTTCTTGTAGCGTACAACTTCCGCTTGTTGAGCCTAATAAGACAATAGACATATATAGTTTCCTTAAAGAATTACCCAGCGACTAGCACTAGGGACAGTTACAGTTACGCCAGCATTGATTGTAATAGGTGAAACGGTTGATGCGTTTCTTCCTACGGGAATTTGGTAAGAAGCCGTTACTACTTGGCTGTTTTCTACAAATACTTGGTCACCACCATTACCTGTTGCGCCACCACCAATTTGACCCCAAACACCTACTTTATACGACCCTACTACTGTTGCCGATCCTGCTGGGTCTGTCAGCATGGTGTAAGTAAAACTAACCGCATCCACCACCGTAATGCTAAAAGTACCGTTATAAGCAGCAGGTGTAGCACCGCTAACCGTTACAAAAGTACCTGTAGTCAGGTTATGGTCAGTCGCAGTTGTTAAAGTTGCTACCGTTGTTACATTGGTAATTGTGCTAATAGTCTGACCGCTGTAGGTTGAATAGCCTTCAAAAGTCTGTAATGTGGTGTTAAATCGTACCGAGCCTACGGTTGGGGTAGCAGAACGCTGTGCAGTTGTGCCGTTAGGTATTTTAATTTGACCTGTGCCGTTTACGGCTAAATTGCCGCCAAAAGTACCATCGCCTGTAAAACTACCGTTTCCTGTAACTGTAGTATTGCCACCAACCGTTAAAGTGCTGTTTAAAGCAGTAGCACCCGTAACTGTTAAGGTAGAACTACAAACTACCGCACCGCCAAAAGTAGGGGTGTTAAATTGACCGTAATTAATTGCATCAGTATTAACTGTGCCTGTAGCCAAATTAACAATTTTGTTACTGTTCAGGTTTAATGAACCCGTCATTGGGGTTTGACCGTCTGCTGCTACTGAATCCGTCATAGCAGAAGCCAAGTCATTCATGGTGTTATTAGCCCATGAAGTCGCAATGACTGTACCCGATACTACTGGATTACCTGCTGGGAGTGTATAGACCCCTGATCCGTTTCTACTCATTTGTTGTTCCCTCTTGTGCGGCTTTCATCATTAGTAATTTTGCTATTTTTCGCTGTTCAGGCGTACCTGAATTAGCAAGGTTAATAACAGGCCGTGATGCTTTTCCAGCCAATATTGTTGCTTCGCCCATTAAGCGTGGTGATTGAGCAGGTAATGTTGCCAATAACATAGGGTCTAAAGCATATGCGCCAGCACCAGTAACCGATGGTAATACTTTTTGCAATCCTCTTGGCGTAAACGAACTAAGCGATTGACCAGCAAGTTGAGCCATAATTGGTTTGCCGCTTGCTTGTTCTAGCATTTCAGCGTAATTAACTCTGTTGCCGTAATTTGTGTTTACATTGTCACGCATAACAGACTGTAGTTTGCGTAAAGTAGTATCAACAGACGCTTTATTGTTTAGGCTTAGTGATTTTTTTAATTCCGTAGCTAAATCCATTCCTTCGGAATACTTTTTCATTACATCATCATATACAGGTGCTTGTTTTTTAATTTCATCCCGTACTGACGAATAAATGCCACCTACTGCTTTGCGTAGCGTTGATTGCTCAAAAGGTATTTTTTCTAACTCGATGCCAATGGTTTTTTTAAGTTCATCCATGCCTTCGGGCGTATGAAAATCTTTAGGGTTTTGAGCCTTCCAATCATCAACAATAGCTTTAACTTTTCCTACTTCGTCAACAATACTTTGGTTGGTAACTTTACCTTTAAATACGCCTAAATTTTGAGCGTCATTTAATGCTTTATCAATGCCAGCAAAGTCCAGTATGGTTTTGTCGTTTTTAACATCAACCATGCCACTACGGTATTGATTTTGTAGGTTTGTGCCCATGTTTCTTAAGCCAATTAAGGCATCGTCAACAACATTTTCCATTGGGGCTTGTTTACGCAAATTAGAAGCTAACGCCTTTAATTTGTCACCGCCTTCTACAGCGGCATTGTAAGCAGTTTTGTAGGCTTGTGAACCTACACCGCTAAGATTGCCTAAAACTTCAGAAGCAAGAGTGCCAGTAGCTTTGGCAATAGGTTTAATTAGTTCGCCAGCAGCACCACCAATTGCTCCAAAAGTTGCACCTTGTTGGCGATTTTCTTGGTCAGGAGTTAAAGCATATCCAGTACCACCACCAATAGCGGTTTGTTGACCTATTGCCCTAGCATAACTAGGAATCATATTTAAATTTTTAGCTATTTGCGGTATTTGTGCAACAGCATTTAATCCCTTTTGGGCTGCGGTAAATGGCAACACATAAGAACCAACTTGACCTACTGTTCCAGCTACAGGCGCAACTTTCTTAGCACCTTCGGTCATAGCACCGCCTACTTCAACAAGACGATTGCCAGCATTATCAAAACCAGCCAATTGACTTAAAGCACCAACACCTTTAACAAGTTCGCCAGTACCGCTTACAAGCATAGGCCCAAAAACGCCTGATTTACCGCCAGTTTGCGGATTGCGTAAGTTTTCTAAAAAACGGTCATAAGCACTTTGAGGTTTTTCAGCAGATTGCAAATAAGCATCAGGATTAAAACCTTCAGAAGGTTTAGGCTGCGCCAAATAATTATCAGGATCAAAAGCCATTTTATTTATTTAACCGTGATTTAATTTGTGCCGATCTTGGATCATTTGGGTTGGCATTTGCCCAATTTAATGCTTCTTGATCTTGATTGTTTAATTTAGTACTTGGCTGATTTTTTTCTTTATTTCCAGTAAATCTATCTTCTTGAGCGTACTCAGTATCAAACCCAAAACGCTGTTCAGATCGTTTTAAGAAACGATTAGCTGTTTTGGCAGCACGGTCTGTCCATTTTTCCATAATTTCAGGATCGGCAGTATACGCAGGAAAATCTTTAATCATTTGCGCCATCTCTTTGTCGGATGATGCGCCTTTAAGTTGCGACAAATTATCTAAGACATTTTTAATTTGAATAGAATTGATTTTGTTTTGAGCATCGACAACATCTTTTCTGCCAACCATTTGACCTACTTTGCTTGCCGTGTAATCTATAGCAGAGCCGTAAGCATTTTTAATATCGCCTTTTGTAAGATTATTAAGTTTAAAGGCTAAATCCATTGTTACATCATGTTCTTTTTGTGCTTCTGTTACTGCTGAAGCTGGAAATACACGACCTTGTGGCGAAATATACCGACCAGTTTTGTCAAAGCGACCAACAGGCAAGCCATTGTTGTTTACAGTAGGCAAATCTAAACCATCTTCGGTTTGTTTACTAAGTTGTTTTATGTATTTTTGATAGCCAAGGAATCCCATATTTTGCGGAATTTCACCACGCTCTTTAGCAAACAAGAAGTTTTGCATATCAGTCGTAGGCGCAGGTGGTTTTGGCGTTCCTTTAGCAACTTCTTTTGTAGTGCCATCAGGCATGGTTATAAATCGGCTTTGATCTGCAGATAAAGTAAACGATTCAGGGTCAGCAATTAATTTGTTAAACGCCAAATTCTGTAATCTTGGCGATGCTTTAGGATTTGCCATAAGGTTTGCATAAGCACCTTGTGGATTAGGTGCAATAGCAGCCCTAGATTCTTGTAATGGAATATTGCCGCCATCAGGCATTGGCCCAGCTTGTGCAGCAAACATTTCAGCAGGTCTGCCCTGTCTTTGTTGCATAAAGTCAGCCATAGCAGAAGTTTCGTCTGCTCTTAATCGTTTAGCCAAATCTATTTGCGCTTGTTCTGCTCTTTCTATGCCTCTTTGACCAACAAAAGTATTGGCTAAACCAGCAATATTTTGGAATATGCTAGGGGCTACATAACGACCACTAATCATCTGACCTTGTGGCTGTTGCATACCTTGTTGCATGAGCATTTCAGCCATCTTTTGCTGGCGTAAAATCTGCTGCTGTTGCAACATTTGTTCGGGGTTTAGTGTTCCAATATCAGCCATATCTATTCCTTAGTCGTATGACATTGTGTTGAAATGACTGTTATCAAAGCTAGGATTTGTTCCGTAACTTGGGCCTACATAACTAGGCGCAGGTTTAGTTGGGTCTTTTTTACGCAACATCATAGCCAAAGCAAGTTGATTAACGCCAGCCATATTTGGTGCTTCACCAGCTTGGTTTACCAATTGGTTTTGCTGTGCAAGTGCCGCCTGTTGATTCGCTTGTTGCTGACCAAAGTTTTGGAATACGGGCTGCAATCCGCTTACATCTTGCATTTGCTGCATTGGTAGGATATAGGGGTTCATAATTGTCCGTAATCTACGGCTTTATAGCCGTTATCTAGGGTTATTACAGCATAAGGATACATAGCCTCAACTTCGTGTGCCATCACGCCTGTATGCGTTCCATGACCTGCTAGTGGGTGATCCTTAAATTCATCTTTGTACTCGTATGTATATACGGGTAAACCATTAGGCAACCAAGCAATGTGCTTAATGTTTTCTTTCATGCGGATGTCAGAAGCCGCCATAATTCCAGCACCGCCAAGACTAAACAAACCTTGTGTCATTGCGTTATTTGCAGCATTTTGAGCATTAGCCGCACCTAGTTGGGCGTTATATCCCATTTGCGTAGCACCTAAAATGTCAGGGCCTGCCGTATTTGCTTGCATTGCAGGGTTTACAAAGGTTGGGCCTTGGACTTGCGCTCCAGTTCTAACAGCGTTTAGCGTGTTTAATGGCTCATTACGCAAAAAGGCTTGTTCTTGCAGGGCTTGTTGACGGGCTTGTTGTCCAATGCCAAAACCTTGGGTTGTAGCACCTAAAAGCAAATCGTTTTCTTTTTGGTCGTAATTTCTTAAAGCACGATCATAGGCTTCTGAACCAAGTTGTACACCTTGATTTGCTAGTTGTTGTTCTAGTCTTTCTCTGCCCTGTTGCCTTTGTGGGGCAAGCCGTTCCATGTACGCATCTTGGTAAGACTGTGCTGGATCAAAGCCAGTAGAAGGCAAACCGCTTATGTCAAACGGGTTGTCAAGCATATTACTGACATAACCCAAGCCTTTTTCAGTTAATTCTCCAAGACCTAAACTGGCACGATTTTGGTAATCTAATAATTGTTGTTGTTCAGGAGCAAGGGATTGCGTGGCACTCCACATAGGGTTGCCGTACTTATCCTCGCCAGCCATAGTGTATTCAAGCGAGCCATAAGGCGTGTATTGATTTACACGGTTAGCCGCAATATTCGCACGGGCAGCATCTAAGTTGCCTGCCGCTGTTTCTCTTGCCGCACCTGCGTAATCAGGTGGTGGTGGCGCACTTCCTCCGCCTTTTCCCATATTTTTCTCCTATAAACCTACAATTGTCTTTTGTCATAACAAAAAACAGCAAATCGCCTGAAGGAAAAACATCAAGTAGTTGGGCTTTTTCCTCAAAACCTAAATTTTTTACAAACCTAACTGAAGCCTCATTATCGCTTATAACAGGGACAATGATCTTATTTACTCCTAATTGTACAAAAGGATAGTCAAAAATGATATTTAAATATTCAGGTGTCATTTGCCTTGTAATAGCAATATGGCACATTACGGATACTTTGTTGTAATCCTCGTACCAAACCCCTGCACATATTTCACCATCCTTAATCCACCCAATAGCAGTTGAATTTTCAGGGGTAAAAACCATGCCGCATTGATTCCCTACCCATGTTCCAACCGCCATTTTGTCCAAACAAAGCAATTAAAGTACGCCCCCACGCTCCATTACAAAATCGGTACTTGCCCAGCGTACATCAATATCTTGCGATGCAATATTTAGAATAATTCCTGCTGCATAACCTATTCCAGTTACACCCTGCCATTGCTTAGATATGGTGTTTCCACCACCCCAATCTGCGTTATCCCATGTGGAAGTGTCCCAAATACCAACAGAAACTAAGGCTGGGTTAAAGGTAACCTGACCAACATTGTTTTGGGTGTCAAAATCGGTGTTTATACCGCATAAAACAGTCGGTGTGCCGTTATCAGTAAATAGGATAGGGCGTACCATAGTAAAGCGTTTTAACTGCCCTCTAGCGTCAAAATAGCTATATGCCTGTTGGCAGGAAGCCTTAATATTGGTGTCGTTATCTGACAAACCATCCCAAAACTTACCTACAAAGCCATTGCCGCCAAAGTACATATCTTCGTCATAAACTTCAAAACAAGTAGCTTTTATATTCGTAAAGTTAGCCCAAGCCTTAGTAATGTTGTGCATTACAAACTGCTGTTGACCGCCAATAACAGGAATGTTAAATATCAACATATTCTGCTTGGCGTAATAGTGTATTTGCCAGCCAAATTCCGTGTTGTATAGGTCGGCAGCTTCGCTTACAGCGTAATAAATCTTGTCAGTAATGTTAATTCTTGGGTCTAAACGGCTAGATTGCAGGGCAGAAGCCAATGGAACTATGCCGTCTTGGGTAATTAGCAATAAATCACCTGCAAACTTGAAAAAACAACGCCTAGCAAACACTTGACCTAGCTGCCATACCCCAATTAACTGCCAATCGGTAGGGTCTGATGGGTCAGAACCCTTAAAAACAATGGCTTCACCATTATTGGTGATAAAAACAGCGTAATCATCTACCCCGTAACCTGCATCGAGTGTCCAAGTACCCATTGCCATAATAAAACCACCATTACGGGCAATAGCACCTAGTGGATATGAGGTTGCAGCACCACTAATAGCGTTTACACCTAAATACCAAAAATTTAGAGTGTTTTCTTCAACAAAATAAAGGCGTTCTTTGTGTAAATTGATGCCAATTAGGTTACTTGAATCTACCCCAGTAATGAATTTAGCGACTGTATATGACCCTAGTGGGCTTGCAGGGCTAGTAGCTGGAGCTGTAAGTGCTGTATAGGTAAAGATTGTTCCGCTAGTAACCGTAATTCTAAAAGTTCCGTTATATGCGGCTGGAAGTGCGCCTGTAATGGTCACTTGATTGCCTGTTACAAGACCGTGCGCTACGCTAGTGGTGAGCGTACAAGTCGTTCCTGACGATGTAAGGTTACTAATTGTTTGTGCGGTGCTTATATTGGCGTATTTAACCCAAGTCGTGCCGTCATAAATAAGGGCAGCATCCGTTCCATTGACTGCGGTCAAGAAATTGCCACCTGCGGTTGACGCATTGACATACTGCAAGCGATCATTACCTTGCCCTGTTACTACAGAAGTTGCTGCCCCAGCAGTTGAAACATCATAAATTGTGCTTCCAGCAGCAGCAAACATTTTGCTTGAAGAACCACCTGAATACTGCATTAGGGTATCAACTTGCCCTGTAATGCCCGTAGCGTATTGGGTATAGCCTTTTCTAAGCTGTATTTGCGATGGGGTAGGGTAGAAGTTTTCTAAAACTACCGCATCCATTGGGTTCATTTCCGCAACAGAATCCCTAGCATTCCAACCGCCAATGGGTGATGGTACTGAAGCGGTGACTGCTCTGCGTTGTTGAGCGACTGCCATGATTAACTGCCGTAGCCAGTATCAGGGATGTTTGCCCAGCCAATAAGAACGGCACTTGGTTGCGGTGCAAAAGATAAGGTAGCAGAGCCTTTATCGTTTGCCTTGGCAACGCTTAAATAACGCTGATAATCTTGTTGCAATGCAGTAGTGTCAAACGATTTAACTTGGAAATACTTGAGTTTTGTCAGCAAGACAATAATTGAATCGTCTAATACAGTTGTGTCGCTGTCCGCTGTAAAACTGTTTTTTACCTGATTGGTTGAACTTCTAGCCCATCCTTTAGAGCGGTACTCAAAGCCTAGGTATTCAAGGGTATTGTAGGGTGGCCAAATTTCAAACTGATTGCCAAGAATACGCCAACGAACCCGAGGGCCTGTTGAAATATAACCCGACTTTAGCCATTGCCATTGCTGTGCATCAACTGGGCCAAGCATTTGCCAATGTTTTGTCTTATCCCAATGGGTGTTATCGGTAATTGTTTCGTAATCAGGCGGCAAGGGGTAAATGGTTTTACTAAATGTAACTGAACCGCCAACGCTTGTAGAAGATGCTAATTGACTAGCAGTTACCGTTGAACCTGCAACAGTTTCCACATAGGTATCTTGCGGAATAGCTGTGCCAACGATTGAATAGGTATTATCCAAACCTGTGACATCACCAACATTTAATAAATTGTAAGTATTGGCAATAGTGTCACAGGTTGTGGTGAGTGCTGTGGTGTAAAAGCGATATTCCAACTCCAATGCTTGCCAATTGTGTTCTTTAATTAGGTCGTACCCTGCACGGTTCATCAAAGCCAAGACTTGTTGCACATCTTGGTTTGTGTTTCCTGCTACATAAGTAGGTACGGCTAAGTTAAGTTCAGCGGTGACTTGCTGTACAAGTTCAAGCATTGTTGATGACATATCAGGCTTCCTCTGTGGCTAC